CCATATATAGAAAGCAAATGCTCTCTTGTAGTTTTGGGTTTAATTTTATCTCCGCTTGGCATTATGTTCTTCTCGCAATCTCTCGTTCTAAAGGATCTGATAGTAACGCACTCTCTGTACGTGTCAAGTTAGTATTTACAGGCGCATTTGCAAATAATCTATTGTTTGGCATAGGCATTGAACCTAATGGTGGTGTCTGTATTTGTAAGTTAGATTGTTGATTATCTATGTTTGGTAAAAATTCTTCAAACTCAAAAGTTCCCTCTTCTTCCTCTGCATCTGGTTGTGGTATTAAACTTTTTTCTTTATATTCTCTAACAATATCTTTGAATAAATTTTTAGGATAAAAATATTCTGGCACCACTTCACCCTCCTCTCCCAATTCATCTTTTTTAGCTTCAGCTCTTCTTACTCTAAGTTTCATACGTTCTTCATATCCTGTAAAAGGAATGTTTTGCCCTCTTAAAAGTTTTTGAACTTTTGCAAAAGGTATTCTTCTTTTTCTTAATAACTTAATTAAAACTGATTCTGGCACGCCAACAGTTAATGCATCTTGAAGTAAGAAATAAAAATTTTGATTTATTTTAAAAGCTTCATCTTGTATGTCTCTAAACTCCTGCGCCATTACAAGTGGTCCTCTCTGTCTAAAATTTTCTAAACTATAAAATTTTTCTGACTCTGTAACTTTTTTAATTGATGAATTGTAATCAGTTATTTTAAATTCCATACTTTGTGGAACATTTACGTTAATAATTCTAACTCCTGATAATAAAGCAAGCAGTTCATCCTGCAAATTAACAGTTTGACCTCCTCTTTTAATATCTTTTTGTAAACCCTCTACTAATTTTGAACCTGTATCTATAGCTGTAGGTCTAACACCTTTAATTATATGCGCTATACTTTTTGTTATTTTAACGTCAGGATCATCATTTTCTGAATAAACTTTAGATCCTGTTTTTGTTACACCACCTCTACCACCAGTAAAAAATCCAGCAGGTGCAACATCGTTCCATTTTTCAATTGCTATTGCCTCAGAAATAAACGGTTGTAACAATTTTCCAACTGGTCCATCACCAGTAGGATTTATTATATTAAATAAAACTTTATCTACATCTTGTTGTTTTAAATTACCCTCCTCTATTGTTTTTAAAAGAGAGTTAACTGGTTGAGTTACAACATCATAGGGACTAAAATATGAAAAATTAATTGCTTTACCAACACCATCTACCCATTTATTAATAGGTAATATGGCTGCTCTAGAGTTCCATGGAGCTGACAAACTTCTTTTATAAGCATCAATTTGTTCTTTGGTAGTTCCGGTTAAATTTTGAGCAAGAGTTGTTACACCTTGTTCTGCCCCACCTAAAACAACAGACGCACCAATCAATCTTCTATATCCAATCTGTCTTAATTTTGCATTTGATGACAGAGCCTCTTTTGCACCAAGAGATAGTATATTATACGTTGTTCTAATCATTTCTGCAGGGAACGATACAAAGTTACCAAAAGGTAGTCTTCTTAAATCCTGTATAATTTGTGGCACTAAACTGTATGTTGGATAAGTGTTTCTTATTTGCCATGCAGCTGCTTCATCTATTGCATCATCAAAAGTTTTTGCTTTACCTGTAAACGTATTAAACTTATCAAATTTTCTACCAACAATCTCGTCATACCATTTAGCAATATCATCAACACTATTATAGATACCTTTCATTTGAGATTTTACATATTCATGTCCATACCATTTCCAAAGATTATCACCACCAGCATATATTCTAGTAGCTGTTTTTGCCATTTTAGTATTAGCTAATTTAGCTATTAAACTATCCATATTTTTTACTTTTGCACCAGCTCTTATATCTTGTAAGACTGCTTTTAATTCTGAAGCAACAACGTTCTCGTCTAATACTCCAAGTCTTATTTTATTTTCTATATTTTTTATAAACTGCTCTTCATTAATTACTTTACCTGCACCAAATATATCATCTAATGTCATTCTTAATGATTCTGTTACAGAAGCTCTACCACCAATGTGACCATTAGCTAATGGAAACATACTAGCAGATGTAACGTTTCTTACTTGCGTTACTGGAGATAAAACTGTTTTACCAAACTGTGTAGCAACTTTAAATTGTAAAATATTTCTATAGATACCTGATTGTAGTAACCCATCAAATCTACCTGGCGCACCTTTTATTGCTGCTGCCATGTCAGCTGAAGCATATAACTTAGACACATCACTTTTTAATAAACCTATACCTTTTATTTCACCCACCTTTACAGCATCAAATGCTTTTTTTGCGTCTGCAGTTGCTTGACTTTTAAATAACCAGCCTTCATCTAAACCAACCTTTGCTAATTTATCTAAAGTAGCTTTGTTTGTAGCATGTGTAATTGCGTGTGATGTAGTTTGTAACACAGAAGATTTTAAATTATTTTCTTCTCCCAATAATTTTTTAATTGCATCTGGTAACTCTTCTCCTGTTTTTATTAATTTATCTGAACGTAATGTATTTTTAGAAATACTTTGCAGTATTTTAAGAGGATCCGCGTTATCTTGTTTTGTATTCGTTAATATTTTATTCATTAAAGAATCTGACATTTCTTTTAAAGCCTGTTCATTAGTCATTTTACCTGTTTTTAATGTATTGATAGCGCTTTCTCTTATGTCTTTATTTCTTTTAACAACATTATTTAATATCCATTTTGATGCTGCTTCTTTTACTTTATCACTTGCTTGATATTCTGGGTTTGTAAATGTAGCAAAAGATTTTCTCATGTATGTTTTAATATTATTTAACATAAAATTTTTAAGATCACCTGCAGGTAAAAGATTAGCAAAAGTTTTTTTAATATTTAATAACTCTTTGTTTAAAGAAACAGCTGTTTCTTGTAATTCTACTGGTAAGTCTTGTTTTTTTATTTGACCTTTTAAAAATGCTAACACTTTATCTAAATAAAAATCTTGACTTGCAGGAGATGAAGTCATGCTGTTGTATTGATTTTCAAAACTTTTTGCTAAGTCATAAGATTTTTTTTCAATTGATTCTAAATATTTTTCAATAGTTCTAGATCTTGCTTTAATCATAGTCTTTGCTTCTGTAGAAATTTGAAAAGTATTATCAGTCATTCTACCTACAGATCTAAAAAAAGATAATTTATTATCTAAACTTTTTAATCTTCTTTCAAGAGGATCACTACTTTTTATAGAAAATAATCTCCAGTCTTCAAACTTAGGCATTTGTTTTGCACCTGTTCCTACTTTTAAAGTTCCAACAGCTTTATCAATTACAAAATTACTTGAATTTTTTAAAGCATTTGCAACAGGTGTTGGAATTGCTCTTGATGCAAAAAATGAAAGCGGAGAGACAACAGCGGTATCTACGGCTTTTAGACCTAAACCTACAGTAAAAGCTGCTGGTTTAAACAATCCATACTTTGCACCAAAGGCAAGAGGTTTACCCATTAATGCAAAACCACCACCTATAAGTGCGCCCTCTGCTCCAAATCTTAATCTATTTCTAAATCTAGCAAGAGCAAGTTCAGATCCTTCTAATCCTTCTGTGTCCTCTTCTTCAACAAGTAAATTTTTTCTGTCTGGCTCTGATACTAAAAAATCTGTAGCACCAAAAGCAGTAGCCATGTATCCCACTCTTTTTGCTATCTGTGAACTTTTTGCAACCGCGTTTGAAATTTTAGTTGGTTTTTTAACTTTTGTAAGAGATTTAGTTCCGTATTTTGCTGCACCTGCATAAACTAATTTTTTTGCTCTGCTCATTATTTTAAGCACAGCACCGCCACCTACTCCGTATTGAATTAAAACTTTATTTAAAGCTCCTAATATAGTTTCTGGTTCTTCTATTTTATTTTCTTCATATTTTTCTGTTAATCTTTCTGTTAATTCTGTTTCTTTTCCAACAGCAGCAGCACCTATATCAATACCTGAAGTTATTAAATCTCCAATAGCATATCCTGTATTTTGAGCTGCTCCAAAAATAGATTTTTCCATGTCTTCGAAAAAATCTATATAATCTTTTTCTTGTGGTTTATCTCTTCCTGCAGCTAAATCTGTTATTCTTGGTAAGGATTTATCCATTAAAGTAGCTAAATTATACGTACTTAATGGACTACCTAAATCAGTAGTTGCAATAAAATCAGCGAGACCTTTCCATGTAAATTTTACAGGTTTCTTTTGTCTGTTTAAAAACTTTCTAGATTCTTCTATTGTATCATTAACATCGTCAGAAGTTACGATTCTGTTAAAATCTTTTTTAAAGGGTTCCATGTTACGCCCCCTGTGGCAACGTCAAATTTACATCGTATTGTTGGTTAAACGAAGCTATATCTTGTTGTGTTCTAATATTTGCAAAATCTAGTAAAGCTTGTTTACTATTTGCTAACAACATAACTATTTCATTATCTATATCTTTTGGTAATCTTGCTCTTAACTCATTGTAAGACAACTCTTGCACAGGTGATTCTTGTTCCATGGTAGCTGGTTCTTGAGACATGTCTGCGCCACCACCCATTTGATAACCAATTCTCCCACCTTGGGCGTTTCCAAATCTATAATATTGTTTACGCACATATTCTTGAGTAAGTGTATCTGCCTCTTGTGAACTCAAGTCAACTTTTTTAACACCTGCTTTAAATCTTTTTTCGTAATTTCTTTTAGTTTCCCCTGTTTCCTGTGGATTAGCTGCAAGCCATTCTTCTGATCTTTTTCTGTTTTCATCAGCTACAGCTGATTTTTTAGCCTCATAATATCTATCAGGGCTTTGTAGTATTGCGGCATACTCTGCAGGTAATCCTAATTGTTTTTCTAAAAATAATTCATTTTGTGTAATGATTTGATTTAACTCTCTCGTCTCAGTTTCTGATAAAGGCACTTTTTTACCATCAACTAATTTAACTCCAGAGTCTAATGTATTTCTTGCATCAAAAATAGATCTTGAAGCATCTGTAATTAAATCTTGTGTGACTTCTATGTTTAATTTATCACCACCACCAGCTTTTTCTGCCTCCACATCATACCTACCTTTTACGTTTTCAATCTCTAATTTTTTATCATAGATAAATTCTTGAAGTGCTCTTTCATCTTTTACAGCTTGTTTTGCCATTTCTAATTGAAATTGTTCTTTTCTCTCTACGTCAGCTAATGTATCGCCTCTTGTGATAGCAGCTTGTGTTGCAGCTAATGCAAGTGCTCTATCTTCTGCAGATTGTTTACTTTTTGCTTCTTGAAATTCTTTAAAAGGATTTTGTGCAGCTCCTGCGGCCGTAGCAAATATATTACCTCTTGGTGTTGCAGATAATAAATTTAATCCGGCACTTGTTAAAAAACCTGAAAGAGTGCCTGGTGAAAAAGGTGTAGTTGTTCTAGGTGCGAGTTGATTTACTAAATCAATTCTTCTTTGTGCTTCTGCTGCAGTATTAAAAGCAGGTGATTCTGCTTTTGGTTCTTGAAAAGCTAATCCTCTTTTCATCGCAGAGTCCATAGACACTGGATTATTAAAAGGATTACTACCAACATTAAAACCAGGTCTAAATTCTTGTGTGTTATCAAGTCCTGATGTAATGCCAGTTCCTGATGAACCACCCATTCTAAACATTGGTCGTTTTAAAGTTCTATTCATAATTATGCAACCGGTACGTTTTGAACTCTTTGTATTGGTGGATTAAATCCTGTGTATAATCCAGCAAGTGTTGTACCAACTCCTAACGCTGTTTGTAATGGTGTAGGGTTAGGTATGTTTGTTGTTTGGAATTGTGCAGGATAACCACCCATAATTCCTGTTACTTGACCTGCGAATCTATCTAATTGTTCTTGTGGTAAGAATGTAGCTTGTCTTGTTGCTTCTCTTGTAGCATCAGCCTGTGCTTGTGCTAGACCTCTATCTATTCCACCTAATTGACCTTGTGAAGCAACGTCTTGTCCTATTAATGATGGAACTAAACCTGCTAAACCTAGTTGATCTTGTAAAGCTTTATCTCTTCTTGCAACTGCTTGACCAAAACCTTGTTGTAATAATCCTGCTTGTAATGCTAATCTATTTCTATCTGATGCTGCATCATATTCTGCTAACTGCACACCTTCTCTTCCGCCACCAAATGCTCCTGCTGCAACTGCTTGATCTCTAATGCCTCGTCTTTGTATTTCTGCTTGTCTATCAAATTCTGCTAATGACGTATCAATAACTTGTTGTTGATATGGTGACATGAACTCTTGAACAGATCCTGCTCCTGTTCCTGCTCCAGCCCCTGTAAGTGTTTGCGCTGTTGCTAAAAAAGGTCTAAAAGATCCAATACCTGCATCTGCTATTTTTCTAGCTTCTATTTCTCTGCCTGATAAACCTGCAACTTGTGGTGCAAGTCCTTGTAAAGCTAGTTGTCTTTGTTCAAAACCTAACGCTGCTCTTTGTTGAGCGTCAAATAAACCTTTTCTTTTATCAAATTGTTCTTGTGTTTCAAAAGCTTGTTTTGTTGCTGGTATACCTGCCGCTTGCGCTGCTTTTTGAAGATCAGCTAAACCTTGTGTTACTACGGGTACACCCGATTGGGCCGTTACCTGTTCTGCTAGATCTACACCTAAATCTTCTACAAACTGTGCGGGTAAATTTCTTGTTTCTTGTACAGCCATTATAATACTTCCTCTAATCTTTTTGATGTTTGAAACATTGCTCTAGCGCCTTCTAATCCTTGCGATTCTTCAGATACTTCACCTCCGGATTCGAGGTTCTTCATCATATTATACATAACTTCTGCGCCTTTGTCTACATCGCCATCACCGGCATTTCTAACAGCATCTGCTGTAAATACAAACTCATTTTTTGATAATCTTGCAGGCACATCGTCAGCCTTTTCCATTCTACCTATTGGTACAAATCCACCATCTTCTCTAAGATCCATTTCTTTACCACCCATGTCTAATAGTGGCATAGTCTTTTTAGCCACTGGTTCTATATCTCCACCTTCAGCGGCAAATCTTCTAGGTATGAAAGTGTATGGATTATTTCTTATATAATCTATGTCTAATCCAGGACCTCTGTTGAATGTTTGATCTTCTTCTTCTTGTTCTGAGCTAAATAAAAATGGCGATAGTGATGCAAGTCCTATAGCTCTCATTGGACTAAACCCTCCATCTTTTGATATTAATGGATTTTTAGTAAGACTAAATAAATTTGATAAACTAAATTTACCTCTTCCTGCTGCTGTAAAAAGATTACCTCCCCCACCACCAAAATATGCAAGACCACCTAATATTGCAGCTTTACCTATTGGTGATTTAGTAATTTTTTTTAATGCTCTACTTGCTTTTTTAACTAACTTACCTAAAAAATACATTTGTCTACCTGTTTCAAGGTCCATGATTCCACCTGTCGTAGGCGCATCCATGGGACTACCACCACGGCTCATAAACCTAAATGCCATACCACCTGTTGGATCTTGATCATCATCTGATGGTGGTGCATTACCACCTATAAAACAATATGCAGGTGGGTTCGGTCCTTTGCATGGGTCTGTTACTTGAGAAGGTCCACCATCATCGTCTCTAGGTGTAAAAAGTGCATCTACAGGTTTATTTGTAAGTGGATCAATACCACCTTTACCCATCGTTAAATTAAAATAATTATCTATGTCACTTTGTTTTACACCACCAGGTGTTTGACTTATTTCATCTAAAGTTTGTAGTCTATTCAATCCTGATATTACATTGGAAAAATTTTCATCTCCTTGAACTTTACCTAAAAAACCAGGTAGTTCTATTCTACTTGTTGGATCTGTAGTGCTAAAAAGTTCTGCGGTAGATAAAGGAACTCCTTTTTTCATTCTTGGAGATAATTCTATAGCGCCTAAAGCTCCTTTCATTATACCTTCGTTAAAATCTTGACCTAAATTTCTAGCACTAGGATCCATATCTAGTATATCTTGCATTTTTCCAAAAAACTCTACTTGATCTTCATCTCTACCGTACGCTTCTAATAAATCTTGTAGTTGCGTTTGAGACAACCCATATTTTTGAGCCATGCCAGCAGCTAGTTCAGAATATTTACGATCTATAAATACTTTATTTTTTAATCTTTTTTTTGCGTTAAATTTTTCTACAAAATTTAAATCTTTATTTTCTTCTATGTCTTTTAAATTTTTATTGTATTCAGTAATATTTTTTTGATTTCTATTCTGTAGAGGATTACCTCTGTCATCTTCTCCTTTCCTAACTATTTCTCTTACCTCTTCCATAGTAGGAACTGTTCTACCTTGAGTTCTCGCTACACTAGCTTGTTCTCTTAAATTAGCTTTGTCTTCATTACGCCGATTTTCTCTAACCTCTCTATCAACTCTTTCTCTAAAACCACGTGTGTCTCTTTCATCCCCAAATCTATATCCTGGTCTTTTACCATCTTTAGATGGTGATACCAGCATTCCGCCACCTGCTTTTAACATCTGTCTTACCTGTTGTGCTCTAGTTATTGCCATCTTCTTCTGATCCTGCTCCTAATGGTGGCATGTGAGCCACTTTAATTTTTACAGATCTTGTAACATCTTCTTTTACAGTATCTGTATCTGGGTTTGCGATATCGTCCTCTGCTTCTTTATCAGAGTTATACTCATAATTTGTTTTTTTGTTTCTCAATACTATCTCAGTTTCACACTCAACTACCGGTACTTCTTTACCGTCTATAGTCACGTATTTTACTGATGGTGGTTCTGTAAATGCCATATTAATCTCTTGTTATTTGTAACACAGAAAATACGATATGTAACCTATTTCCTGACGCTGCTGTTGCTTTTATAACCTCTCCCTCTGTAATAACAAGAGGATGTGTTAGTAGTTCTTCTGTAGCATTGGCTGAAATAGCCTTTGTTTTAAACAAACTAAACACGTTTGAAGAAGTATCTGTTAATGTCAAAGTTATACTGTCAGCGTTACCTGAGTCTTCAGATACTAGTATTGATTTAATTATACTAGTTGTTGCAGTTGTAGACGTGCCTGCTGCTGGACTAGTGTAAACTACTGTTTCTCCTGTGGAGGTTAAATCTACCTTTGAATTTGTATATATATTAGCCACTTATAAACCAAGAGAATCTCTCTTGCTCCTGTTTTATTTCATCTAAAAAAGTAGAATTCAATTGATCTTTCATTAATGTTAAAGCTCTATTGATTTGCTTTTGATTAGATATGTCATATTCTGTTTTTGGTTCTGGTATTCTTATATTTATTTTAGTCATTATCTTCTTCCATCCGGTTGTAAGTCTAATCTTAATGTGCCAAATCTCCATGATTCACTTGTGGCATCATTTTCTATTTTAACACTTATAAATCTACCTCTAGCTCTTGTATCTTTTTTATCTGTGCTAGATGTTATTGTAAAAGGACTTAAACCTGTTTGTGTAGAAGATTGTTGAGGATATCTTTTTACATCTAAACTAACTTTAGCATTACCTTGTAATGTTTTAAAATCTGGTACAAATCTTCTCATAGCTAGAAATACTTCTCCTGCAATTTTTGGTCCAGTTGATTTACCTTGTGCATCTTTACTCCTTTGTTGTAAGTCTATATCAAAAGATTCTATAAATGATGTAACCGTGGTTGTTGTACCATTTGGATTAATTTGATCTGTGCCTACTTCATGTTCAAAATAAGTTGTTTGTCCTAAACCTGTTTGACCAACTATAACAGGAAATGTGCCATCTGCAGTAGAATCATATTTTGTAGCAAAAGGATTTGGATAAACATTTGAATCAATCCAACTTGTTCTAGCTTCTGTTCCTGTATACCAGACACCTCCTGGTACACCTGCAGATTCTCCATAATTAAATACAACATATTTATCATTGTATTCAGAACTAGCTGATGGGTAATACCAAGTAATTTCTGTATACAAGTTATTTAGTCCAGCTGCAACTTGCTGTCCTTTTGTTGTATCAAAATCATCATACACAAAGTCCTCTACTGTGCATGGTATACTTTTGACTGTACCATCATACAGAAAAAAACCTTTTGAACTCAACCAAAACGCAGCTCCATCTATTTCAACAACAGCGTTTTGACCTATTAGTCCACAGTTGGTTCCCACTTGCTCTAGACCAAACACAAGTTGACCACCTATAAACTTCATCGTATACAATGCATTATCAGTCCAGATCAAGATAACTTCTTTTGCTTTTAGCGCGCCGATGATCTTTGTGCCATCTTGTAATCTTAATGTTCCTGCAGTGTTTATAGCTGAAGGTGTATAGGTGTTAATATCTTCCTGATCGGAAAATCTTATAAACATGTCGTCTTGTGTGGTTGTGTCTCCAATAGTCGTTTCTGTTCCAAAATGTAATAAGTGTCTAGTCGTTGGTGAAATTAAACTGACTCTTGTTGCTGTTGGATTACTTCCTGTAGCAAAACCAGATGTTGTTGTGGACGCTCTGTTGTCTAAAGGTGTTGAAGCTCCAGCATTCCATGTAAAAGTTTTACCATTTAATACTGTTGCAACTAACACTTGACCAAAATTATCTAAAGACCATAAACCTGGTTCTAGTGTTACGTCAGATGCAGTTGCTGCTTCTCCCCAATTACCACTACCCCAACCAGCAATACCCCAACCATAACCATATGATTGTGCTCTAGGTCCTACAGGCTCATAGGGTTTAATACTTAAACTACCACCTGTTGATACGGTGCCACTAGCATTAGATGATTGTGTTATCGTAAATGTACTAGATGTTGGAACTGTAATTACTTGAAAATTTTTATCTTCAAAATCAGATGCACTAAACCCTGTACCACCTGGTAGTGTAACACTATCTAATTGAACTATGTCTCCAATAGATAAACCATGTCCTGATTTTGTAATCGTACAAGTAGCTGATCCACTTGTAGTTGCTATGGTTGCAGAAGTTAAAGTGGTTTTAAGTGGAGTAATATCATAGACTTGCCCCTCAAAATATAACAACAAAAATTTATCTGTTCCTATTGCAACATATCTGTTACCAGCTATGTCAACAAAAGCGTGTTGTGCTCTAGCAACACCAACAATTGTATCTGTTATAAGAGAAGACCAACCACCTACTTTTTCTGGTAGGCCATATCTAAATCTTACGTTGTCAGAATTAACCCAACGATTCTCTGCTCCTGATTCGGTATTTTGTTTATCTATACCGGGTTTAAATTTGTACTCAATTAGAGCCATGATCCGTGCTCCTATATTTTATCTTTATAAGCCCAGCCTCTTGCTGAATTTACAAATACTAAAGTAAAAGCAGCGCCATTGGTAGACACTACTAAATTAGATGCCGAACCTAAAATATTTGAACTGTTTCTAGCTATGGTTAAATTGTTTGATGCAAAGTTATTACCACTATCTATAAAATGAACCTCTGAACCTACAGCTGGTGATGCTGGTAAAGTTATAGTAACAGCTGATCCAATACCACTTCCAGACGTATCAATTAATAGTTGATCTCCATCTACGGCAGTATATGCAGTTGTTGGTGTGTAATATCCTTTTTGTCTTATACCTAGATTTACATTTGTGCCATCTGAGTATAATAAACATTTAGATCCTATAGGTAACGCGATACCTGTGCCAGATACTGTTTTAACTGTTAATGTATAATTACTTGATGATCTAGCGGTCGCATCTTCTACTATAAATACTCTTTCCGCAGAGTCAGGCATTGTAACCGTTCTATTTGCAGCTAAAGTCCCTGTAAATTTAAAGTATAAATTTTTACCGTTTGATACAGCATGATTAGATAGGGCTAAAGCTACATCACTAGATGCAACATCAACAGCAATATAACCACTAGCCGCTTGTTCTAATATTTGTAAATTTGTATTTGTAATTGTACCCCAGGTACCAGACTTTTCACCTGTTGTAATTAATTCTAGTTTTAAATCACTCGACGTACTTGATGCCATATTTCTCCTATGGGTTTAGTGGGTCAATAGGGACCCATGTTTGATTTACCCCTGGGGGAATCGGGTTCCATGATATCACATCTACCGTGCCTGTTGCAAGGTTTATTCTGTTGCCTGATACCGTAACTTGTTGATCTA